CCAAGAGCAAGTGGAGGACCAGTATCATTAAATAAAGCTTATATTGTTGGTGAAAATGGACCAGAATTATTTAGACCTGCTACAAATGGTACTATTATACCTAATAATAAGTTAGCCGATATTTCATCACCTCCAACATTGATTGTAAATGTTGAAAATAAAACTGGTAAACAAGTTAAAGCTACACAATCTCAACCTCAGTTTGACGGTAAAAAATGGGTTAGAACTGTTTTATTAGAGCTTGCTGATTCTGATATGACTGTAAGACAAAGATATGGAGTAAGATAGGAGTTAAAGATGCCTAGTTTTCCAACACTTAGTATTTACCCAACATTCCCATTAGATGAACAACGGGAAGATGCTACTATACGTTCTCCTTTTGAAGCTGGATATGAACATACAAGACCTAGATTTACAAGAGTTAGGTATACGTGGAGTGTAAGTTATAAAATGCTTCCAGCTTCAGATAAATCAACATTGGAAACTTTTGTAACAACTGTTAGAGAAGGTGCTGATAGTTTTTCTTGGACCAATCCTGTTGATAGCACAACTCATACTGTAAAATTTATACAAATACCAAAATATAGTTGTGTTTTACAAAATGAGGATACTTCATATTTTGATTGTGATTTCCAACTCAGGAGTGTCTAATGGATACTTCCTTAGTTCTTGAGAAAAATAAACTTAGCGGTACTGTTCCCTGGTTAATCCTTTTAGAGGTAAGTATACCTTCTACACCAGCAACTACTATATATTTAGTTCGCAATACAGAGGATATTACATTTAATTCGCAAACATATACAGCTTTTCCATTTGAACTTGATGTGTCTAAGCAGGTGTCTAAAGGTGACATCCCTACAATAGAACTAAGAGTAAACAATGTAACCAGAACATTACAATCATATTTAGAAGATTATGATGGTTTAGTTGATGAGTCTGTAACTATAAGGGTTGTAGCTAAACCAACTGGCGAATCTGTATATCATGAAGCTGCAAGTTGGACTTATGATATATTGGCAGTACATTCTGATGCTCAATATGTGTATTTTACATTAGGTGCTCCAAATCCTTTATCAAGAAGATTTCCTCTGTATAGATATATTGCTTTTAATTGTAGATGGAGATTTAGATTAGACAGCTCAGTAGTTGCTCCTGAATGTGGTTATGCTGGTAATGATTCAGCTACAACATGGACTCAAAGTACAGCTTATACTGTTGGAGATATTGTAAAACCTACTTCAGTAAATGGTCATTATTATCGATGCACTACTGCTGGCACATCTGATGCAACCGAACCAACTTGGACAACAATAATTGGTAATACAGTTACAGATGGCAGTGTTACTTGGACTGAAAATTATTGCAAGAAAACACTTCAAAATTGCCAAGATTTGGATAATTCCGAAAGATTTGGTGGATTTCCTGGTCTTGGTTCTGGAGGAATTAGATTAGCATGATTCAAGATTTGCTTGGCGTTCCTTATGAAAAACATGGTAGAACAGTTAAGGGTTTAGATTGCTATGGACTTGTTCATTTAATATATAAAAGGTTAGGAGAAGAACTTCCAGAATTTGCTGGTGATTATGTGGAATTAACTAATATCCATAAAGCTATTGATGATAATAAATCAAAATTTATAGAATTAGAAAAACCAGAGCCATATTGCATAGTAACATTTTCCATTTACCCGCCTTATGTAACGCATATAGGTGTTGTGTTAAGTGATTGCCAAAAGTTTATTCATATCATGGAAAAGAGAAATGTAACTATTGATAGATTAGATAAATGGCAAAAGAGAATAAGAGGATTTTATAAATGGAAGAAATAAAGTTAATAAAAATTAAAAATCCTTTTGATAAACATGATAGAACGGAAGAGCTTGTTGATTATCACAATGAAAATCTTCTTACTATAAGAAATGCTTATTTTCCTAAAGAAATAGATGTAGTTGTATCTGTTAATGGTGGTGTTGTTCAAGAAAAAGATTTAATGTTTATAACATTAAGACCTGGTGATGAAGTTGTTTTTATACCAAACATTGAAGGCGGTGGGGATATATTTAGAGCCGTAGCTATGTTGGCTGTAGTGGCTGTAGCTATATGGGCACCGTATGCAATGGGTTTATATTCAACGATGACTGTATGGGGTGGTACTGCTGAATTAGCTTTTGCTACCCAAGTAGCAACTGGTCTTACCTTTGGCGGTGCATTAGTATCTGCTGGCATTATGATGGCTGGTGGATTTTTAGTAAATGCACTGTTGCCTCCACCTTCTCCAGATGTTGAAGCATTTGGTGGAAGTTTTGATAATTCAAATACATATTCATGGAGTCCAATAACCAAACAGCAACAAGGCTTGGTTATACCAAAATTTTATGGCACGATACCAGTATATGGAAATATAATCTCTACTTATACAGAAAATATATCAGATAAAAATTATCTAAATGTATTGCTTCATGTTGGGCAAGGACCTATTAATAGGTTATACGATTTTTATATTAATGACCAACCAAGCACCAATTTAAGTGGCATTGAAACTTTAGCAACACGATATGGCTATATAAATCAAAAAGTTATTTCTAATTTTAACGATACTAAAACAGAATACACTGCTGGGGTTAAATGTACATATAACACGCCATATACTTATACAACTACTGGAGATGCTTTTGATGGATTAGAAGTAGATATATCTTTTCCTCGTGGTTTGTATTATGCCAACGATAGAGGTAGTTTAAGCGATGTATCTGTAGATATACAAGTAGCTGCAAGAAAACAAGGTGATTCAGCATGGATTCCATTAACAACTAAAAGTGTTAGTGTTGCATATACAACCACTTCATATTATTGGTCTAAAGGTTATTGGGCAACTACTTACGGCTACGAAAGAACTACTTCAGAAACAACATGGTGTGAAGTCGAGCAAGGTTCATCAGACTCAACCGAACATTATGAGGGTGAGTATGCTGGAAGAACAGATGTTACAGGTGCTGATGGTTATACATATACATATCATTTTTATTGGAGATGGATGTCTGTTATAGGCACTGAATACACCGATGAAACTGTAAATTATGCTACTGTTACAGACCATAAAAATTCTGCTATTATTAAAACATATAAGACAGATACAAATTTATCTCATGGTAAATATGATATAAAAGTAACGAGATTAACAACAGATTATACAGATGCCAGATATGGGGCTGATTCTTATTTATCAACAGTTAGAGAAGTAGTTAAAGATGATTTTACTTATCCATGTTCTGCTTTAGTGGGTATAAAAGCTCTTGCCACAGACCAACTATCAGGAAGTTTTAAATTTAAGTGCATGGAAGAAGGAGCATTAATAAGATATTATGATGGTTCTAATTGGCAAATCGGTTTTAATAATAATCCAGCATGGGTATGTTATGATATTTTAACACAACCATTATTTGCTGACCCAGATGAAGTTATAGGAACTGATGGGTTAAATTATAGATGTATTTTGGCACACACCTCAAGTAATTCAAATAAGCCTATAACTGGTGGTAGTTATGCAACTTATTGGGCACAAACAGGTGAAAATGGTGTTGAATGGCAAGACAGTACGTCATATAAAAGTTGGGACGCTACAGCATTAAGATATGACGGTATTAATCCATCACGTCTTGATACTACATCTTTTAAAGAATGGGCTGATTGGTGTGATGAATTAGTGCTTAGTGGTAAAGATGAAAATGCAGTATCTTCTGCATCAGAAGTAATTGGTACTGATGGATTAAATTATAAGAGTAAAGTAAGTTCAGTACATTCATCAAGTATAGATGATAGACCAATTACAGGTGATAATTGGGGAACTTATTGGGAATTAGGTGGTGTTGATGGTGGACCTTGGCGAGAGAATGAACAATTTTATGCTAATAGCCCTTATGTGACATTACCTATCAGTTCTGGGACACTAACAGATACGACTAAATGTTGGTATAATAATATCCATAGAAATAAAGTTGTTGAAATCTATCAATACTCTGATGATGAGTGGAAATTTATTGAAAGAAGGGTAATAGTTAGTAATACTGAAAACACATTAACAGTATCACCTAATTGGACAGCAACTTTAGATATAAATACAAGATATTATATTAAACAAAATTACGAAAGAAGATTCATGTTTAATGGTGGTTTTGATGCTGGTACAAGCCTTTGGGAAGCTGCATTGCAAGTAGCTTTAATGTCAAGAGCTTTATTGATATGGGATGGAACTACAATTAAGGCTTTAATTGATAGAGAGGTTACTTTACCAGATGATGCTACTCAGTTATTTTCTATGGCTAATATATATGTGGATTCATTTGAAGAAACATTTTTATCCTCATCAGAAAGAAGTGGTGAAATAGAAATAAATTTTGTCAATAAAGATATAGATTATGAAAAAGATTCTATTATTGTTTTGAATACAAGTTTAAATAAGCCAGAAAATAGAAATACCATTTCTTTGATTGGAACTACAAGTCCTTCACAAGCATGGAGAATGGGGTATTTCTTTTTAAAACAAAATGAGTTATTGAAAAGAACAATAAAGTTTGATGCGGACGTTGATGCAATTAGTTGTACTATTGGGGATATTATTTATTTTCAGCACGATGTTCCAAGATGGGGAATATGTGGTGGTAGAGTGGCAGCATCATCGCAGGTATTAGGCGGAAGTGATGGCTTGAATTATACTTGTATATTGTCACATACTGCTACAGCTAATGATAGACCAGGTATGGTTCCAGCAACTCCTAATTGGGCTACATATTGGGCACAGACGGGTGATTCTGGTGCAACATGGGTTTCTGGCTCAAGTTATATAGCCTCATCAACTTCTAATACAATTACATTAGACCAAGAAGTAACAATAGAAGCAGGAAAATCTTATTCTATTATGGTATGGTTAAATGATGATACTTTGGTTACTAAAGCTGTAACTACTTCTCCATCAACAACTTCTGAATTAACTATATCAGGGACATGGACTACAAATCCCTCAGAATATGATAGATATGCTTTTGGTGAATCAGATAGTGTAGCTAAACCATTTAAAGTTTTAGAAGTATCAAGAACTGGTGATTTAAAATGTACAATACGAGCCATTGAATATGATGCGAATGTATATGATTTAACTTCTGAGGCTCCATTGCTACCTACTTTTAGTCACTCTGCAAGAGATGCTATCGATGTTGTTACCAACATTCGTGTTTCGGAGATTGCTTCTGTTAATGAATCAGGAGCAAGTAATAGAACTCTTTTAGTAAGATTTGACAAGCCAGTAAATATTTACTATCATCATGCAGAAATATGGTATAAAGCAGATTCTGGACCTTATGAGTTTGCTGGGGAAACACCTATTTCAGAATTTTCTATTAATAATATTAGTCCTAATACTACTTATACAATATTAATTAGAAGCGTCAGCCATAATAACGATAAGACTTCAATGTTAAATTCGCCTACAGACACATATACCACATCAAGAGAATTAACAACATATGCTGATGCCTTAAAATCAAGAATAACTGGATTAGAAATTTTTAATCAAAGAAATAGTGATACATTTACAGGCAAGGATTGCAAATTTAAATGGAATCCATTATCTGCTGTAGATGAAAGTAGTACAGGAGCTGGTAATGAAGCATTAGGTGCTGGTACATATATTCCCCCAATATGGTTAAAAGATTATGAAGTTAAAATTTATGATAGTTATGATACATTGCGGAGAACTGAATACGTTCTTATGCCAGAATATACATATACCTTTGAAAAAAATTATGAAGATGGTTCTGGTACTCCTGTAAGAAATTTTCAAATACAGGTTAAAGCCAGAGATATTATGTTTAGAACATCAGAAATACCAGCAAAACTAACTGTTACTAATGCTGCACCAATAGCAATGAGGG